GAAGCAAAAGAGTGCGAAGAATGTAACTGCGCACCTTGTGAATGTGATACAAACGAAGACGATGTACAAGAAGCATACATCAAGACATCAAAAGATGCAAGTGATGCACTAGGTGTGTTGCGTGGTAAAGGCAAAAAGATCGAAACAGGCGATGACGAGTACGACGGCAACTTAGCAAATGAATATGCAAGCGATGTATGGGATGTGTATTCTTGGATTGAAGCAAGAACAAACGGATTTCAAGGTATAGATCCAAAGTTCCAAGCAGCAATCGATGACATGATGACACTACGTGGCGAAGCAAAGAAGTTAGAAACCAAGCCAGGATCAGGCAAGAATGGCAAGTTTGGTAATCAAATTGTAAACACATTGTACCCAGTAATGCAGTATATTGATGCACACGATTTTAATCAAGACGAAGACGACACAGAAGAAGGTATGGATCCTAACGAACAAAAGACACCATTAGGCGAGTTCATCCTTAGTTACTTTGATCGTGAGAATGGACAATTTCCAAAAGGCGAAACAGCAGTACTAACTATGGTCGAAAAAGACTACGGCGAACAGTACATTAATCCTGCTAAAGAGTTTATTGAACAAATAACTGCAAAGTTTGACGAGTGGCAAATGCGCACACAACCACAGCAGATGGAAGATGAAGTAGACGAAAACTTTACACAGGCAGCGGCAGCAGCGGCTAGAGCACATCAGTCAGAGTTTGAATATCCTAAAGGATCAGGCAAAATGCATCCTGTAAAGATGAGCAAAGGCACAGCACACGAACTAAACGACGATTTTGATAGAATTCGTGAGTTAGCAGGACTACGCTAACCCACTTATAAGTTTTATTTCTTTTTCTTTAAAAAAGACTTGACATTGTTCAGTATCTGTTATATAATAATAACTGTGCTGTAACATTAAAAGGCACTTGTAGCAATAATGCTGCAACATTTAGGCAATAACAACGAAAGAGGCATATAATTATGGCATCATTAGCAGAAATCAGAGCTAAACTTAAAGAGCAAGAAACACGCTCATCAGGCGGCGGACAGAATCAAGGTCCAAACCCAATTTACCCATTTTGGAATATTAAAGAAGGCGAATCAGCAACGATGCGTTTCCTTCCAGATGGCAACACAGATAACACTTTCTTCTGGGCAGAACGTTTGATGATCAAACTTCCGTTCGCAGGTGTTAAGGGTGATACATCATCTCGTCCAGTACAAGTACAAGTTCCTTGTATGGAAATGTACGGCGAATCATGTGGCATCCTTGCAGAAGTACGCGGTTGGTTTAAAGACGCAAGTCTTGAAGACATGGGCCGTAAGTATTGGAAAAAGCGTTCATACGTATTCCAAGGGTTCGTAACCGATAATCCTATCGCAGACGACCAAGCACCGGAGAATCCAATCCGTAGATTCATTATTGGCCCACAGATCTTCCAGATCATTAAGGCAGCATTAATGGATCCAGACATGGAAGAATTACCAACAGATTATACTGCTGGTGTAGACTTCCGTTTAAACAAAACTAGTAAAGGTGGTTATGCAGACTACGGCACAAGTAATTGGGCACGTAGAGATCGTCCATTGAACGATCAAGAAATGGCTGCAATTAATACACACGGTTTGTTTAACTTGTCAGACTTCCTTCCTAAGAAGCCAGATGCAACTGCAATCAAGGTAATGCAAGAAATGTTTGAAGCGTCAGTTGACGGTGAAGCATACGATGCAGATCGTTGGTCACAGTACTTCCGTCCAAGTGGCATGCAAGCTCGTACAGGCGATCCGCAAAAAGAAGCAAGTGCTAATGCAACTGCTACAAGTCAAAGTGCACCAGTAGCACCGGCAGCAGAAGCAGCACCTTTTGAGGCAGATGTTAAAGTGGCAGAAGCAGCCATTGCAGCACCGGCAGCAGAGGCAGAGGCAGCACCTGCAGGCGGCGCAAGCGACATTCTAGCAATGATTAGAAGTCGTCAAGGCTAATAGCAAGCTAAAAGGGTTGCTTTTACAAATAGCAACCCTTTTTAGTTGCCCACATATTACAGCTTTTTAGGAGAAAACATGGCTAAATCATTTGATGTTAGTAAGTTTCGTAAGGACTTGACTAAGAGTATCTCAGGCATGAGTACTGGATTTAACGATCCTACTGATTGGATTTCAACAGGATCATATGCACTAAACTATCTTATCTCAGGAGACTTTCACAAAGGTGTTCCGCTAGGTAAGGTTACTGTGTTTGCAGGAGAGTCAGGAGCAGGTAAATCATATTTCTGTTCAGGTAACATTGTAAAACACGCACAGGATCAAGGCATCTTTGTAGTACTAATTGACTCTGAGAACGCACTTGATGAGAGCTGGTTACAGGCTCTACAAGTTGACACTAGCGCAGAGAAACTTCTCAAGCTAAACATGTCAATGATTGATGATGTAGCAAAAACTATCTCAACATTTATTACAGACTACAAAGCGATGGACGAAGAAGATCGTCCGAAAGTATTGTTTGTAGTTGACTCGTTAGGTATGTTGCTAACACCTACTGACGTTGATCAGTTTAACAAGGGTGATATGAAAGGTGATATGGGTCGTAAGCCTAAGGCATTGACTTCACTTGTTCGTAACACAGTTAACATGATCGGCTCATTGAACGTTGGACTAGTATGTACTAACCACACATACGCATCGCAAGATATGTTTGACCCAGATGACAAGATTAGTGGTGGCTCGGGCTTTATCTATGCATCAAGTATTGTTGTTGCAATGAAGAAACTGAAGTTGAAAGAAGATGAAGACGGCAACAAAATCTCAGAAGTTATGGGCATCCGTGCTGGTTGTAAAGTAATGAAGACACGCTATGCAAAACCGTTTGAAGGTGTGCAGGTTAAGATTCCTTATGAGACTGGTATGAATCCGTACAGTGGTCTAGTTGAATTATTTGAAAAGAAAGGCTTGTTGACAAAGCAAGGCAATCGACTCAAGTATATTAATCTAGCAGGCGAAGAAGTTCTTGAATATCGCAAAGCATGGATGCAAGAAGGCAAACTTGATCAGATCATGATGGAATATAACGAGAAGATGAAGCCTGTGGTAAATACCGATGAAGTTGACGAAGAAGCAACTATCGATCAAATTGAGGAAGCGACTGCAAATGAATGAAGAACACATTAGTGATATCTGGACAATGTTTAAAGAATATACAGACAAGAAACAAATACATCTTGTTGCAGAAAAGTATGTTGATCTATTAGCAGACTACGGTGTCAGTGATGAGACTTTTAAAGAAGTTATCGGCACAGATTCATATCTAGACGAAGCAATTAGTTATTATCTAGATCTAGATGCAGTCGATGACGACGACGAAGAATGGGATGAGTAATGGGTTGGTATAGCGAAGTATCGCGAGACATATCTAAGATACCAAGTGCTGTACAGTTCTTTGAAGATGAGCTGATACAAGGACGTTTAGATGTAAAGCTCAAAGGCAATGTTGAACGTGCCGCGGCAGAAATGCCCGGCATCGTTGAACAACGTTTTAATCAGCTTCAAGAAATTGAAGCAATCCTTAACTACTTAAATATCGAGCTACGTAGGTTGCGTAGCTCGTACTTTAAGAAATATCTCGAAAACTACCAACGAGCTCTGTCAAGCCGTGACGTTGAAAAATACGTTGACGGTGAGGCAGATGTCGTTGACTATGAAAAGATTATTAACGAGTTTGCACTAATGCGTAACAAATGGTTAGGACTCTTAAAAGGTCTTGATCAAAAGCAATGGCAGATTACAAACGTTGTTAAGCTTAGAGTAGCAGGGATGGAAGATGCAAGTCTATAATTTAGTAGTAGGCGTGGATCAACATTATTTTGATACATGGGCAATTCCTTTATTTAAAAGTATTAAATCTCATAATCCAAATTTAAGACTTCATTGTCATATAGTAAACCCTACGAAATCTAATACTATTTCTAATGTCGATATTACCGAAGAAACTATTAAGTTTGCAAACGATACTTCAAAAATAAGTTATTTACAAAGTGTTAGGTTTTTAATTGCTGACAGCAAATTTAATAAATCAGAAAAAGTAGTTGCAATAGACGCAGATACAATTTGTACAAGGCCTTATTCTCAAGAAGAAATAGAGTTTCTTTTTTCTAAACAACATATATTACAATCTTATAAAGATAATAGATGGTTAGCTGGATTGGTTGCATTTAGTGATAATGGATTTAGACAAGATTATATTAATGAAATTAAATCTAAAGATATAGAAGAGTGGGAATGGGGAAGAGATCAAAATATACTTGATAAATTTAGTGAAGAATATAACTTTATACCTGCACCGCGTGATTGGATGTGTATCGGTAAAAATAGTAGTGACAGTATTTTCTTAACACTAAAAGGAACACAAAAAACAAAAGCAAAATATCTCAGATGGTATGGAAAATATTTATAATGTTAGAAGAACACCTTGGCGGCCACAACGGTTTAACACACTTAGACGAAGGCGCATTAAAATGGCTCAAGTATTATTTTAATGCACAGACATACCTAGATGTAGGCTGCGGACCAGGCGGCATGGTACAATTAGCTGAAAAAATTGGTTTAGAAGCCGTGGGCATCGACGGTGATCATACACTCAATCGATATGACGAAAATAAATTTCTTATACATGATTTTACTACAGGTCCTTTGAATCATTTGGGTAAGAAATATGATATTGGATGGAGTGTAGAGTTTGTTGAACATGTGTATCAAGAATATATTCCAAACTATATGACATCATTCCAAGCGTGTAAAGTTTTTGTAATGACATACGCCCCTGTAGGCGCCACTGGATATCATCACGTAAATTGTAATACTGAAGAATATTGGATAGAGACAATGTCAAATTACGGATTTAAATATAATCCAAGTTTGACAGTAGAATTGCGCAAACACTCTACTATGGGCAAAAAAAGAAAGCATCAATTTTTAAAACGTACAGGTTTACTTTTTCAAAATGAACAAATATAGTTCAGTAATTGGCATTGAAGAAATGTATAGGAATCATCCTATGCCAGATTTGCCTAATTTTAAAATAGTTCCTTGGGCGGATCAAGACACTATACAATCTGCTGATGTGTTTATACAAAATAATATTTTAGGTCAAAAACGTCGAGGGCTTAACAAATATTATCAATATATTTTAGACAGCAACAAGCCATTTTTAGTTGTTGAAAGTGCTGTGTTTAGACGCAACATGATACAACCTCCAAATCCTATGTCCTATCATAGGTACAGTTGGACAAGTTATTACCAAGACGATGGCAATTATTGTAATGATAATAGTCCTTCAGATCGATGGCTTCGTATACAAAAAGAACAATCTATAGAAATTAAGGATTGGCGTACAAACGGCGATTATATATTACTAGTATTACAACGTCCGGGCGACAGTAGTTTAAAAAAACTTATAGACAAACACGGATCTTATAAACAGTTTATAGAATATACTATAACACAAATTAAAAAATACACAGATAGACCTATACGTGTACGGATGCATCCATTGCGTCAGGATAGACAATTAGAAGCACTTAAAGGGTTTAATCTAGAAATTAGTAAAAACACACACGGTGCAGCATTATTAGAAGGCGGTGACGGATTGTATGCTGATTTTAGTAATGCTTGGGCAGTAGTAGGATTTAATT